TGAGCTTCCATTTGTTGTCTCAACTGTTCTTTTCTTTCTTCTTCTTCTCGTGACTCACGGATTTCTTCTGAAAAATCCTCAAATCCTGTATCAAAAGAATCAAAATTCATATTTGAATTCATTTCATTACCTTAGTAATTACATTGTTATCTTCTTCTATTAGAAGGTCTGTCCATATTTGCAACTTCTTCTTTTCTTTTTTCAATTTCTCGTAAGAAACTTGAGAATCCTTTTCTAGTAACTTTAAATTCTATAGGCTCTACTGCTCGTAAAAAATCACCTACAAACTTTTTACCACCTGGTGTTTCTAACCAAGGTATTTGATCACCTCTTTTTTTTTTGGATCTTCTAGCTTTTGTATCACTTAAATTAGGTTTATCTTTTTCAATAACAGTTTCTTTACCTAACGGAAAATCTCTATCTAATATAGCTTGACCTTCAGGTGTAGCATAATAATCTTCTACCTCTTCTATAAGAAACTGTACATCATTGTATGAGATGTCACCATCTTCTGCTAATAAATCAATCTTAGCTCTATTGACACGTTCTTGATCTGGGTGTACTAATAGTTTACTTTTAATATATGGCGGTAATTCATCAAGTTGTTTTTCAATTTCAGACTTAGGTATTTCATCTTTACCAACTAACGATGCTTGTTGTCTTGCAATATCAGTAGCAGACACAGGTGGGTATTTTGTACGATTATGTTGATTAGCTATAAGTTGGTAAATTTCTGGTAAATCTTTACCATCAGAATCTATAAATCTTTTAAGATAATCTTCTGTGCCAGGTAAAACACTTTTAGTAATTGCTTCTGAACCATTAGTTTTTATTGCGTATGTAGCTAATTCTAAATCTTTGTTTAGTGTCATTTCTGGATCAGGATCAATAGCACGTTCATAATAATCATATGTAATGCCATCTTCACCTTCTATTGTTGCATTAATGTTCCCTAGTACTTCTTTTTTAGCAATATCAAAAGCTTTTTCTTTTCCAAATTTGTCAACATTATCTTTGTATATTCTATGAAAATCAGCTAATGCATTATCATGATATTCCCAATATCCGTCAGGCTTAGTATCACCATCATTTTTAAGTTTAAATTTATTTTTTAGTCTTGTATTTAATCTGTTTGTAAAACTTGTAACTTCTTCTGTTTTTAAACTTGTTGCATTACTCTGTGTTACTTTTGCTGACCAATCATTCCATAATTTTGTATCTTTTATTTTATCAACATCTTCCTGATTTATAGGTAAATTTCTACGTTGTCTAAATTCTAAATCTTCAATGATACCTTCATCATCTCTATCTTCTTCTGTCCTATCTAAAATATCTTTTAATTTAGTAGGCACTGTACCCCACTGTGGGTCCCACTGATTTAGTTTTTCTTTTATTTCTTCTTCTGTAAAACGTTTACCATCTTTTTTTAGTTCTGCCTCTTCTTTTAAAACATCTTGTGTAAATTTTTTACCTTTTAATTCTTGTGCTTCTATTTCATTTTCAACAACATCATTTTGATATTCAAGAACTTCATCTCCTAATTTTAACCATCTAGTTTTCCATCTACTTACTTTGTATGGTTTACCATCAATCATTATTTCTTGTTCTTGTATAGCCTTTAGATCCTCTTCTGTTAACTGACCAGTTTTTGCCATATCAGTTAATATTGTAAATACTTCATCTAAAGCTTCTGCACGACTATAAGGTTTATTATTTTCATCGACTGTTCTTTTTACAGAATCAAGTAATCTTTTGAAATTTTTATTGATAGCAAAATCATTAACAGCATCTTCTCGTACTTTAAAACTTTTATCTATTGCATCATTTTTTTCATAATCTTTCATTATGTTTTTATGAGCACTTTGAACTTTATCATAAAAACCAACGTTCTTATCATCTAATAATGCTCTATTTACATCAGTAAGATTCTGTTCTTTAATATATTGCCTTCTCAAGGCTTTCATTGCAATATTTTTTTGATCTAAAGTTTCTGCTGTTTTAGGAGTAAACTTAACACCATTGACTTCTAACTGTATATCTTCATTATTTATCATCTCACCTTTCAGCCAATCTTCATAGTTATCAGCTGCAATCTTAGATTTCTGTTGTACGTAACTATATAAAGCCCATCCAGATAAGTTACTAATCTCATCAGCTTGCTGAAATGAACCACCATCTTCTAGCACTTCTACAGCAACAGTATCTAAGTCTTCTTTGTTTTTTGTTATTGTTGCTAAATTAGATTCGTAGTCAAATATATCTTCTTGTGGTATATCTACTTTACCAGTAGCTTCCTTAGATTCTATATCCTGTTCTATAAATGCTAATTTACCTCTAAGGATTTCTTTTTCTTTAAAATCTTCTGCTTTGCTTTTGACAAAACCATCTAATGTATCTGAAAAAGAAGAAAGAGCTTCTAACCTTTCTCTACCTCTTTCTCGATCTTCAGCTAAACGTACAGACTCAATTTCTCGAAATCTATCTGCGTTTCTTTGTTCACCAGCTGAAAGATTACGTAGTACTTCTTTATATGACATAATTATAAGAATGTATTTTGTGTCTCAAACCCAAGACTTTGGCCTGTATCAAATGTTTTACTAGAAACATAATCATCTAACTCTGATTGTAAGAATGGATTTTGTTTGAATTGAGGTATCTCATACTGTGGTACCTCCATAGTAGTAAATGATGTGGATCCCTGATTATATGCATCAGAAAATGATGGTGCCTGATTTTGTGCACTACCTGGTGGTGTAAATTGGTATGGATTACCACTTTCTGTTACATCAGGTGCTTTGTTTTTTTGATATTCTTGAAATCTATTAAAACCAGAACTAGCAATAGATAATGCTGTATTAAAGAAACTTGGACCTTGTTTAAATGGTGTTAACAATGGTGGTGCTTCAGGACTTGGTCTACCAGTAATATATTCTACATATTTACCTTGAGCAAAAGATGATATAGCTCTGCCAGCTTTATCCTGAAAAAGTATTTGACTATCTTTGGCAAATGCGGCTTGTGCACCAGCAGCAGCCCATTGTTGTCCTAACTCAGCTATACCTCCTCTACCAGATCTACGTCCAGCTTGTTCTCTACCACCAGCATTTATCATTTTAGCAAGTATTCTTTGTTGTGATATAGCAGCATTACCAACAGCTTCTCTAGCTCTTAGTTGTGCTTCTGCAATAGAATCTTGTGTTTCACGCCATTTGTTGTCAACTTCGATGTCACCATCTTGTTTACTATTTCTCCAAATAAGTTCTTCGTTTCTGTTTTTAGTATTGTAGGCATTGATTGCTAATCTATTTTGTATAGCGATAGATTCATTAGCTTCTCTTGTTTGCCTTCGTTGTTCTCCGTATTGTCCTAGTGCTCCTAAAGCATCTAGTCCGAAGCCGATTCCGCTGGACATCCCTGCGGACATTCCTCCTGATCCTGCACACATGGTATTTTACAAAATTCAATAAATGGTAATAAGTTCGGACCATGTAAAACTTCACGAAGAAATTTAAAGCCCAAAAATTTTAATAATCTTAGGTGTGTTGTATTTCGTTTATCACAAATATTCCACAACAAAGATTCAGTTCGTTTATCTAACCATCGTTTCGCTTCTCTAGAAAATGAAACTGGATAGTCATGAATGACATTTGTACATATCATCCATATTCGTCCATCTGGATAAACGCCAGCCAATCCAGCAGTCTTGCCGTTTGGCATCGTGAAATAGATATTGTCTCCAGATTCTAAGAAAAGAGGAACATGGACAACAGGTGTTAATCCATGACCCTCAACAAGTTCTCGATAGTCGTCTGAACGTAAGTTTTGTGCAACTTCTAAAGCTACTGCTTTTGTAGCTGGGAGGATAGTTACTTTAGACACGTCTATAATATTTAGGGTTGTAATCTCCTTCCCAGTTCAACGAGTGAAGTGTAGCTGGTGAAGGATGTGTTGATTTAATTTGTATATCTAAGTTTGTATTTCTTTCGTATATTGGTATTGTTTGTATAAACTCTTCTACTACAGGTAATTCATTTGCTTTTATAGAGTCTATTTCAGCGGCACTAAAATTAGTTGTATAGTCAACTCTACCTTTTCTTTTTATAACTGTATCAATATTTCCTATTTCACCAAATGCAAAATGTAATCTATGTATAACTAATGATGATCTCGTATCTGATCTTGTTTTTTCTCCAGCTGCTTTTGTAACAAATATAGTAGGTAATTCTAATGACCAATCATATAAATAACCTAGAATTGCTGTTGAACTTGTCCAATTACCTTCTACTTCTAAATTAGCACTGTTTGCTACTGGATTAACTAAAGCGTATCTACCAATATCGTTTCCTGGATTATTATTGTAGACAGCTAATTGTATTAAATTTCCTACTGGAATACCTGTTGGTCGTTGAAATGTAGTTTTCTTTGTAGTTGGATCATAAGAAGCTGATGTCAAATCTACCTGTGTATGTCTATCTAAATGTATCGGATAATTTTCAGCACTAATTAATGTTGTGTCATCTTGTTTTTTTACATCAATAGCTTCTATAACATATTCGTTTCCAGCAAAAACAACAGCATAATATACATCGTCTAATATAGCATGATGTATCAATAACCCAGATAATAACCATCTAAACCAAGCTGACTGTACCCTTTTTTCTCCATTATTATAAAACCTAAAACCCCATACTTCATTAGATGGTGAAGTAGTATCAGCATATCTAGCACCCAGTAATAATAAACTATTTTCTTTAGAAGTTGTAGGTAAATTAATATTAATAGGTAATTTTTTTGATATTAGTTTACTTTGTTCTAAAACTGTAGGCTCACCTTCTCTTCTAATATCAGCCATTTCAAATATTCTTGCATTCTTACCAGTGCTATTTATAAATCCTGATGTAGTACCTAAAGAAAAAGGCACAGTTTTTGGATTATAATTATAGGCACATAAATAATTTATTTTTGCTGTAGATGGTGTTAATGCATCACTATCTGTAGTTAACATAAATTGTTGGTTAGAACTAAATAATAAAAGTCCTGAGTTAACTTCTATACCATCAAATAATGTTGTTGGAAAAGTAGAACTAGCCTGGATATCTATAGGGTCAGCTGTAGATTCTGACATTGCAGTTGTACTAAAGAAATTAAAAAAGTCATTAGTTTTTGACAATACAACATTGCCTTTACTTAATACAACTAATCTATTTCTGAAGAATAACATTTTTTCTAATGTACTTCCTATAAAACTAGGAACTGGGTTTGTGTTGTCATCTCCAACATCACGTAGACTATAGTCGATTGTTTGTACACGAAATCTACCTTGTGGATATGTGGTACCAGCTGATTCTCTAACAATTTTTACAGGCATAGTATCTTTATCAATTTCTATTTCTATGCCAGGTGCTGGACATTCTTCCCATACACCTTCACCAAAAAAGTTACCACTAGTACCAGCGTTAGATTGTTTAAATTTTAAAAAGAAGTCGTCATCATCATCACCACTGTTAACAATTTTGACCACATAATTATGTCTACAATTAGTAGGTAATTCTGCAATTGAGTTTGCTTCATTAGTTATGATATTCATCAACTGTGGTTCTGGTGTACTAACAGCGAAAGGTGTACTGCGTTGTAGATGTAAACAGTTACCAGTTATAGTTGCTGTAATACCTGTACCAGAAATAGCGTCTAGTGCAGTTTTCATATCACCTAATATACCAGCAGCTGTTACAGCTTCATCAGCACTAGAAGAGGTAGCAGCTGGACGTACAGCAGCAATATTAGCAGAACTACGTATTGTGACATGTGATTTTATTTCAACAGTTCCTGAACCACCTTTTTCAGTTGTGTAGTTATGTGTATTACCAGTAACCCATCCTTCACCACCAAATTGTAATTTTGCAAATGGTTGATAAGAGTCGTTATACTCTGGTCCAGAGTTTGTACCACCAATATTATTAGGATCGACAACAGGTGAACATCTTACGTCTATTTCGTATCTTAAATTTTTTGTACCACTACTAGTTGCATTTATAACTTCTCTACCCATAGCTTGACATGATCCATCATTTGCACCACTACTTTCAGAAAAGTTTTTTCTTGCAGCTATAGATGTAGCTCTTGTTTCTGTAATTGATGTACCAGGATTAGTAGGATTATAAATATTTAATGCGTACTGTTTACCATAAGATATTGTTTTTAATTCTATTATTGCTTCATTAACTAGAGCTGGTGACAAATCAGATGCACCACTTTTCATAGCTGTTGTCTTTTTTCTATTAGTAAAAAAAGTTTGCTCGTTAAGTGTTAGTGCCTGAATATCAGTAGATTCTGTCCAACCAGATAAATATGTTTGTGTATTGTTACTTACATTAGGCAAACCATTTGCATCATTATCTTTGTAGATAATTAAATTGGTTCCTTGGCCATTATTGTCATGATATGAAAAACCATCTCTTGTTCTCCATATTTGTACTACACCAGATGTATTTACACAACCTATATACTGATTATCTTCATCTGTATAAATGTGAAACCAACTTAATGTACCACTGTTTGGTGTAATTTTTTTTATTAATTTACTGCCAGGTCTTTTTATACAACCTAAAGTTACATCAGGTATAGCATTAACTAAATCTTTAACTTGTCCTGGTAGTTTTAATTCATCTGGCTGTTCTGATATTCCTAAAATATAGTTAGGTATTTGTTGTGTAACTGTAGACATTATCTCTGCAATGCTTTAAATGGTTTGTATGTTGAATAATGTGTGTTATGTCCAAAACCTAACATATTATAATCACCTTGATTACACTCATATTCCATACATGCAGCTCTAGCCATTTGCTCTTGTGTAGCTATTAGTTGTACAAGCTGTGCATTTGTAATCATTTGTGTAGCTGCTCTACCAGCTGCCTTATATGTTATGTATCTCTTAAACACAGAAGGTAAATCCTCATACTCAAAAAGATAAACAACATTTAGTAAAATGTCATCGTCAAATTCATATGTATGATTTACTTTGTCATATAGTTTTCCTTGTCTTCTAACTGGATCTATAGTTCTATCTTCAGGATTTTCTGAATCTAATCTCAGTACATTTGTAGGTATAACAATATGTTTTGTTGTTGCATCTGGACTAAACTTAACATGATTTTCTCTGTTAAAAGACCAGCCTTCATTTTGTATGTCACTATTACACTCTTTTAGTATCTGAAAGATAAGTGCTATTTCTGGATTCTCAAAAGTGTTAGCAACTTCTGAAGCTGTATTAGTTACGTTTGTAGTTACTTTACCTAATGTTGTTACTGGAGATTGACCGATAGCTCCCAGTATTGTATTTACAGCGGAGAGTTCTGTCTCGGTATCTATTGTTGTGGGAGTTGTCATATTGAAAAAAAAAGGGGAGCCGAAGCTCCCGTATAAATGTATAAATTAGAATGCAGAAGGAGCAGTTGTTCCAACGTACAATTCAACAGCAGCAGCTGGGTTTAGGTAATCCGCCCCCATAGCCATGCGACCTAAAATTACATCTCCTTGGTATATAACCGAGACATCTCCGTTGGTCACTTGAACTTGTGGTCCAATTGCCTCTACAACACCAGCGGCCTCTTTCTGAAAAATCAGACCCGCAGACTTGGCACCTAACTCAGCGTTAGTACCGTAGTCGTTGTTTACTCCGCCAGTAGCGTTAGCATTCTCAGGTGTAGGTCCAATGAAAGAACCAAGATTTCCAGGAGAAGTCTCACCTGTTGTACCGCCGTACTTGATACCATACTTGCCTAAGAAAGGAATATTCATAGACTTGTAGATGTGAATACCAGCGATTTCGATAACGCCTGATCCACCTTGTAATGCATCACCCTGTACATCTCTGTTGACAAGTCCGTTAGACCCTACATTTTGGATGAGGGAATAATATTGTCTTGGGTTCAATACAGCACAGCGTCCGTCAGTACTTACTCCTTTTTCGTCAAGAGCAGCAGCAGCATCATAAAATGCGTTTACTAGTGCACCAGCATCAAAAGCGTCAGATTCGTTAGTTGTACTACCAACTCTGATTTGTGTTCCACCAGGCTCTACAAAGTTTGTTGCAGATACTGGAGATGCAGATCTAGCTCCACGTGTAATTGAACGGAAGATTAGTCTGTCATATTTTTCAGCAAGAGCATATCCGATCTTTCTGGATATTTCTCCTCTTAATTCGTAGTGAGCAAGAGTCTCATCTAGGTCATAAACGAATGCAGAGCTGATTAATAGATCATCCATTACGATGGTCTTCTCTGCAACTGGAGGAGCCTTGTCAGCATTACCCAAAATAGGGGTTCCTGGCGTATGGAAGTCACTTGTCATGCGCCCTGTGTAGATGAACTGTAGAGATTTGCCGTTCTTTAAGGTTCTCTTTGTAACGAGATCTCTAGCGATAGTCTCGTGTTGGAAGCCTTTGAACATTTCTCCACTGAACAGC